GGGGAAGCTGCCGGTACCCATCAAGTACTGCGGGGCCCGGACTAAGCGATGGTCAGGCGAGGGTGGGGGTATAAACATGCAGAACCTGCCCCGCACGTCTCCGATCAAGCAGGCCATCACAGCCCCGGAGGGGCACTCCATCGTCGGGGTTGACCTGTCCAACATCGAGCTGCGGGTGGGTCTGTGGTTCGGCGGGATGAAGGACAAGCTGGAGCAGCTGCGCGGTGGGCTTGACCTGTATAAAGACTTTGCTGCGTTGGTGTTCGGGGTGCCCTACGCGGATGTGGACAAAGACCAAAGATTTATCGGGAAAACATCGCAATTGAGCCTGATCTATGGGGTCGGTGCGGCTAAGCTGCGACAAGCGATCAAGACCGGCTCCCGCAAAGACATCGGGGAGGCCGAGGCCAAGCGGATCGTTGATCTGTACCGCACTCAGTATGCAGGGGTGGTCAGTGCGTGGCAGCTGGGCGAGCGCGTGCTGCAGGCCGTATACAACAACCAGCACCTGAAGTTCGGTCCCATCGAGGTCCACGGCAAGCAGGGGCTGCGCCTGCCCAGCGGCCTGTATATGCAGTACCCCATGCTGCGACGCACCAAGGAGGGGTGGGAGTACCGTGTCCGCAGCGGGTGGGAGCATATCTACGGGGCCAAGGTGTATCAGGGTTCGATTCAGGCGCTGGCGCGGTGTGTGATGGGGGACGGGATGTTGCGCACCCACAAGGCAGTTCCGGACCTGCCGATAGCCCTGACCATCCACGATGCGAGCTATATGGTGGTGCCAGATTTGCTGGCACAGGCTACAATGGAGAAGATGATTGCCGACCTCTGCGTGCCACCCAGCTGGGCACCGGACCTGCCGCTGGCTGCGGAAGGGGGGTTTGGCAAGACCCTGCTTGATTGCTAAAAAGGCTACCCGTGTCTATCAAATGGTCCTACAGCAGCTTGTCGCTGTTCAAACAGTGCCCCAAAAAGTATTACCACCTTCGCGTGTTGAAGGACATCAAGGAGCCCGAATCCGAGCAGATGCGGTATGGGTTGGACTTGCACAAAGCTGCTGAAGAGTACATACGGGACGGCGTGGACCTGCCGCCCGGGTTTGAGTTTATGCGGGCAACGCTCGACCAGTTGAAGGCACTGCCCGGAGAGAAGCACTGCGAGTACAAGCTGGGGCTTACGCGTGATCTGAAGCCGTGCGAGTTCTTCGATGACGACGTATGGTGGCGGGGTATTGCGGACTTGCTGGTCATCAACGGGGATGAGGCCCGGGTGCTGGACTACAAGACTGGCAAAGACAAATACGCTGACACGAAGCAGCTGGAGATTTTGGCGCTGGCTGTGTTCAAGAAGTTTCCGCAGGTCAAGCGGATCAAGGCAGGATTGCTGTTTGTAATACACACCAACTTCATAAAAGAAAAATACGACCGTGAAAAGGAGATGGAGCTATGGAACAAGTGGTTGCCGGAAACCAACAAGCTGGAGATTGCGTACGAGAAGAACGTGTGGAACGCCAATCAGAACTTTACCTGCAAAGCGTGGTGCCCAGTGATGAGCTGCCCGCACAACGGCAAGCGGAGATAGAGGAGCGCGAGCGTGTGAATGCGGCGCTGTTGTTGGAAGACCAGATCGACAAGCGCATCATGGAATCTATCGTAAAGAACGAAGAATCGTTTGCCCGGTATATTGCATACTTGTTTGGCAGGCATCTTATACACGATCCAGTTTTTGCGGATGCAGTAATGCAGGTAGTTAAAAAACACGCAGCGACAAAGGAGTAACACATGCCCTACACGAAAACCCCGCGCCCGTATAAAAAAGAGTACGAGCAGTATCACAGCAAACCCGAGCAGATAAAGAACCGGGCTAAACGTAACGCTGCACGCGCTGAGATGGCAAAAAAAGGCCGCGTGCAAAAGGGTGACGGCAAGGATGTAGATCACGCAGTAGCGTTGTCCAAGGGTGGTACGAACGCCGCCAAGAACCTCCGGGTAAAGAGCGCCAGTGACAACCGCAGCTTCAAGCGGAACAGCGACCGCACAATGAAAAAGAACACCTAGTGGTTAGTGGCGGCTTGCGCCACAATAGGTAGTAGTTGACGTAGTAGAAGTTCAGGTCGAGAATATGCGGTAGAAACATCGGGCGAGTGCAAACAAGCACTTCGCCCTAAAACGCTTTTGGAGAAGCAATGGAAATCGTGGAGAACAAAGCACTCAAGCTAAGAGTGCGTAATCCCGGACGCATCACCTCGGTGATACCGAAGAGCGCGTTGGTCGGGGACAATGAAGTGCTGGTGAAGTGGGACTTGGAGGCGGCGCAGGTACTGAAGAATCTGGGTATCAAGAACGTACCCTCGCCCATCAACAAGGACTACGCATGGCCCGGGCTGTACCGCCCGTTTGACCATCAGCGCACTACCGCGTCATTCCTGACCATGCACCGTAGAGCGTTCTGCTTTAACGAGCAGGGCACTGGCAAGACCGCAAGCGTCATCTGGGCTGCTGACTACCTCATGAAGCTAGGGTTGGTGCGTAGGGCTCTGGTGCTGTGCCCGCTGTCGATCATGCAGTCGGCGTGGCAGGCGGACTTGTTTCAATGCGCAATGCACCGCACGGTCACTGTGGCCCATCATCGGGATGCACGGCGTAGACGCGAGCTTATTCAGCAGGATGCCGAGTTCGTCATCATCAACTACGACGGCTTGGAGATCGTGCTGGACACGCTGCTGGAGGACGGCTCCTTTGACTTGATCATCGTGGATGAGGCGAACGCCCTAAAGAACCCTAGCACCACGCGGTGGAAGACGTTTGCCAAGCTGCTGCGCCCTGATAGCTGGGTGTGGTTGCTGACTGGTACGCCAGCGGCGCAGTCCCCGGAGGATGCGTTTGGGTTAGCGAAAGTCGTGAACCCGGGCGGTGTGCCGAAGTTCAAGGGCGCGTTCAAGGATATGGTGATGAACAAGATCACGCAGTTCAAGTGGGTGCCCAAGCCTACCGCTACCGAGACAGTGCATCGGGTACTGCAGCCTGCGATCCGGTTTACCAAAGAGGAGTGTCTCGACCTGCCGGAGATGACCTACGTGACGCGGGATGTGCCGCTGTCAAAACAGCAAGAGAAGTACTACCAGCAGATGCGGACCGAGATGTTGATGGTCGCAGCCGGGGAGGAAATCAGCGCGGTTAACGCTGCAGCAAAGTTGACTAAATTGCTCCAGATTAGTTGCGGTGCAATATACGCAGACAGCGGAGGGATTGTGGACTTCGACTGCAAGAGCCGCATGAACGTGCTGCGGGAAGTTATTGACGAGTCCAGTCACAAGGTCCTAGTATTTGCTCCCTACCGACACAGCATCTACGCCATATCAGAAGAACTGAAAAAGTCCGGGTATACGGTGGATGTTATTGATGGTGGTGTGTCTCCGGGGAAGCGGACCGAAATATTCAATAAGTTTCAAACCACGCCAAACCCGCGTGTGCTGGTGATTCAACCGCAGGCTGCATCGCATGGTGTCACGCTGCACGCTGCAAACACTGTGGTGTATTGGTCGCCAGTCATGTCGGTAGAGACGTATCTGCAGGCAAACGCACGGGTGCATCGAGCAGGGCAGAAGAATAGTGTCACCATCGTTCACCTGCAGGGTAGTTCGGTGGAGCGAAAGCTCTACAAGATGTTGCAAAACAAAGTAGATGTCCACGAGGAATTAGTCGGTCTTTATAAAGAGGAGATGCGTGATGAGTGAGGAACTAGGAGCAGACAAGCTCGTCAAGGTGTATCTAAAAATTCGTGACGCACGCGAAGCCTTGGCCCGCAAGTACGAAGAAGATGATGGTCGTCTTCAAGAGCAACTGGACACCATCAAAGCCGAGCTGCTGGATCGTTGTAAGTCCATCGGCGCGGATAGTTTGAAAACGCAATTCGGAACTGCAACACGAACAATCAAGACGCGGTATTGGACTACCGATTGGCAGGCTATGCACGCGTTTTGCAAAGAGCACGATGCCCTTGATTTGATGGAACGCCGCATCAGTCAAGGCACTATGAAGAGCTTTTTGAAAGACAACCCGGATGTTCGCGTGCCGGGTTTGAACGCAGACAGCTCTTATGAAGTATCAGTACGGCGCAGCAAATCAACCAAGGAGAAGTGACAATGGCAACAGAAATGACCTTGTTTCAAAACGGCAACCAGCTTCCGAGCTACCTCAAGAACCGGGAGATGGATGCGGTATCCAAGAGCCTGATGGGTGGTGGCTCGACCTCCAAGCGCATCTCGATCCGGGGTGGCGTATGGCGGCTCACGTCCGGCGGTAAAGAGATTGCAGTCAACGAGGACCGGGCGATGAACTTCGTCATCGTCAACGCAGCACCGAAGGTCGGGCGCACGTTCTACCAAGGCACCTACGACCCGGATGCGGGTAAGGCTGTAGCCCCGGCTTGCTGGTCTGCTGATGGCGACACGCCGGACAAGAGCATCGAGACCCCACAGGCGATAACCTGCGCGACCTGCCCGCAGAACATCAAGGGCTCCGGTCAAGGTGAGTCCCGGGCCTGCCGCTTCAGCCGTCGTCTGGCTGTGGTGTTGGAGAATGATCTGAGTGGCGACGTGTTCCAGCTGTCGCTGCCTGCTGCTTCGATCTTCGGCGATGGTGACAACGGCAAGCTGCCGCTCAACGCGTATGCTAAGTTTCTTGCGGGCTTTAACGTCCCGATCACGGCTGTGGTTACCGAGGCACGGTTCGACACCAACGCAGCGACTCCGAAGCTCACCTTCAAGGCTGTGCGCCCGCTGACCGAGGAAGAGTTCGAGACCTGCCAGAAGGCTGGGCAGTCCGCCGCTGCTAAGCAAGCCATCACCTTCACCGTGTCGCAGCAGGATGGGGTGAAGCAGATCGCGCAACGGGATGCCGAGTTCCGCAACAACGACGCCCCGGAAGAAGCCCCGAAGAAGGCTGCACCGAAGAAGCCTGTCGAGGATGAGGAAGCCGCCGCGCCGACCAAGCGCGAGACCAAGGCCGCTCCACCCGAGCCCAAGAAGAGCGCAACAGACCTGCTGGCTGAGTGGGACGACTAATCCCTTAGTCGTGGCGGGGGGTAGGGACGCCTACCCCCCTTTTTTATCTTGGACAGGCTACCCATGCAAACAAGAAACGAGTTCTTACGGGCGATGCTGCCCGACGAGGGGGTCTATGTCGCGGTTGCCATTGACGGGAAGCGGGTATCTCAGACGTTCCACACGACGGTCACCGAGCTGGACGAGCGGCTACAGCAGCTAATCGAGGAGAACCAAAACACATTCTACGCGCTGGCGACGTTCAATACCGCTGGCACGCGCACCACAGACAACATGCAGGCGATCCGGTCACTGTTCGTGGACTTGGATTGCGGCGAGGACGAGGCAGGCAGGAAATACGCTACACAAGCTGAAGCTGTTGCTGCGCTGCGGGAGTTCGTCAAGGATATGCAGCTACCCATACCGTGGGTGGTTAACTCAGGCCGAGGCATCCATGCCTACTGGCCCTTTACCGAAGCGGTTACCCGGCTGCAGTGGAAGCCGGTCGCTGAGAAGCTGAAGCAGCTGTGCGCCATCAAGGGGTTCAAAGCCGATCCTGCGGTGACGGCTGACGCCGTGCGGGTGCTGCGGGTGCCGGGGTCTTTCAACGTCAAGGACAAAAACACCCCCCTACCAGTGACGCTCCTCAAGACGGGGGCAATCACGCCGTTTGATGATCTGCGCAAGCTGTTGGGAGTATCGGAGTTCGAGGCATCCGCCGTCAAGCGCCCCATGGACGAGGTGACCAAGAGCTTGCTGGCCAACCGCCCATCCTACTTCAAGGACATCCTGCAGAAGAGCATCGAGGAGCAGGGGTGCAACCAGATCATGCACGCGGTGGGCAACCAAGCCGCCATTCCCGAGCCGCTGTGGCGGGCAGTGCTTTCCGTGGCGCAGCATTGCGCCGACCGGGACAAGGCCATCCACGTCGTGTCGAAGAACCACCCCGACTACGACCCCGAGGAAACTGAGCGCAAAGCCAATGCCACCAAGGGGCCCTACACCTGCGCGTCGTTCCAGAAGATAGACCCCACGCTGTGCGAGGGGTGCCCGCACGCTGGCAAGATCAGCTCCCCGATTACGCTGGGGATGGGCCGGGTGCTGGAGGCTACGCAGGAGGACCGGACGGTCGAGGTGGTGTTGCCGGAGTCTGAGGAACCCACAATCTACGAAATACCTGCCTACCCCTACCCGTTCTTCCGGGGCAAGAATGGCGGCGTCTACGTGCGGGAGAAGGTGGAGGACAAGAAGACTGGGGCCACGCACGAGGAAGATACCCTGATCTATCCGCACGACTTCTACTTGGTTGCGCAGATATCGGACCCACATGATGGAGCAACGGGCCTGTTTCGGGTGCATTTTCCCCAAGACGGCATCAAGGAATTCTGCATGCCGCTGGCCGACATGATGGCTAAAGACCGGTTCCGGGACGCCGTTGCCAAAGTAGGCATGTGCCCGCAGGGTCAACAACTGGATAAACTTATGGCGTATTCAAATTACTGGGTCAACACCTACCAAAAGTCCACGCAGTCAAAGCTGGGGCGGGTGCAGTTTGGCTGGGCTGACAACAACCAATCCTTCATCGTCGGGGACCGGGAGATTCGGGCTGACGAGATTCGCTACAGCCCGCCAACAATCACCACGGTGCCGATTGCTGCATCGTACAAAAAGACGGGCACCCTTGAGGGCTGGCAGAAGATCGCTAACTTCTACAACCAACCCGGCATGGAGCTGCAGCTGTTCTCGCTGCTGTCGGGATTTGCCTCCCCCCTGATGCCCTTCACCAAGACGCAGGGCGGCGTTGTCAGTCTGTACTCCAGCAAGGGCGGCACCGGTAAGACTACGCTGCTCTGGATGATCAACAGCATTTTCGGCCACCCCAAAGACACCGGCCTTATCCTACAGGACACAGTGCTGTCCCGGCTTAACCGTGTGGGGGTGCTTAACAACATCTCAGCCACCACGGACGAGATCACCAACGAGACCCCCGAGAACTTGTCCTCGTTTATCTACAACACGATGCACGGCAGGGCCCGGCACCGATTGACCTCATCGGCTAACGTAGAGCGTGTCAATAAATCAACATGGAACCACATCAGCGTGGTAACCGGCAACGCAAGCATAGTAGACAAGCTGCGGTTGATCAAAGGCCAGCCTGACGGTGAGCTGCGCCGCATACTAGAGTTTGAAGTGGCTCTGTCCAAGAACATCAGCAAGGCTGAGTCGGATGAGCTGTTCCTCTCGCTGTTCGACAATTACGGGGTTGCTGGCGAGGTATATATCCAGCACCTGCTCCCCAAGACCGACACGATATTCGATACCTTCCGTAAGGTGCAGTTGAAGCTGGATGCAGCCGCTGGGCTGCAGCAACGGGAGCAATACCAGTCGGCGAGCTGTGCGGCCATCCTGACGGCTGGCATATACGTGATGGAGTGCAAGCTCATGAACCTGACCCAAGCGGACATAAAGCGTCTGTATCAGTGGGTGGTCAACGAGCTAATCGCACTCAAGACGAAGGTGGAGAACGAGACGCTGCCGCTGGATGAGGTGCTGGGCGCGTTCCTGTCCTACCACATCAACGACACCCTCATCATCAAGGGAGCCCCCACATTCGGCAGTCTGCAGGAGGCCCCCATCCGAGAGCCACGGGGTAAACTGTTGATCCGGTACGAGCCCGACACCGAGGAGCTGTGTGTCAGCGCCGCCAAGTTCCGCAACTTCTGCACCCGGATGCAAGTACCCTACGATTCGGTGATCGCCTACCTTACGCGGGAGGGTAAGTTCCGGGAGGTCGCACGCAAGCGTTTGGGTAAAGGCACCCACCTATCCGCCAACGAGCGGGTGATCGTATTCAGAAACATCGGACAGGACGTAATAGATGCAACCAAACCTGACAGTGCTGGGCCTACCGATAGTAATTGACTGGGATCAGTTGCTGATCGGCACTTCGTTCTTCGTGCCGGTGCCGCTGGGCATAACTCGGCAACTTGAAAAACAACTTCTAAACGCTGCAGCAGAGCATGGCTATGATTTGCACATCACGGAGGTCTACGAGAAAGGGCTGACTGGGCTGCGAGCTTGGCGGGTCCGGTAACCCATGCTATTATGCCCCCGACGCTGGACTCCTCCCCAGACGTCGCTTCTCCTCCTCGTTTACCCCCGGCGCAATGCCGGGGGTTTTTTCTTACAGCCCGCCGATCTGCCGGAGGAGACTCAGACGTAGCCCGTTAAAGAGCCGCAGCTCCATGGCATCCAGCTGATCCAGTTTTTCCCGCTTCTCTTCCCCGCTCATCGGGCTGGCTTCAATCGCACGGCGAGCGACTCGGAGGTCCCCAAGCTGAGCATCGACCTGCGAGAACAGTCCGGACTTGGCCAGCGCATACAGCTGGGGCTTTTCTTGCAGATACTCATTAGCTTTGGCAGGGTCTACAGGGGCCAACCGGTCCACCGTCCGCGCTAGATTAGTGACGCGCTCCCGCAGCTCGTAGTAGTCCTCTTTCGCATCTGCCGTAGCCCTACCCGTGAGGAACGCTCGCACCATCGGGTTCTCGTTTAGCCGTGCTTCTGGCAGAGGAGCGGGCGACGCCGTGTTGAGCATCTGACTCGCATAGTAGGTAGCCGCGCCGCCTGCCGTGCCAAACGTGCCCCGGAGGAAGTAGTCAAGCTGCACGGGGGACAGCGGGGTGAACGGGCTCAGCATCTTGGACAGCTCCGACGTGGTGCTGGTGAACTGCTCGTTTTTCAGCAGCCCTTCCAACCCCTTACCCACAATCGGATTGCCCGAGAAGAACGAGTAGTTGACCGCCAGCTCAAGGCTGGGTTTCACTGCCTGCGGCACCATATTCGGCGACGAGATCGCATTGATAGCACCGTCCCGCATGATCCGCAGGAACTTGGTGTTGTCCATCTCGTTTGCGGTGCCGGTGCTGGCTATGTAGTTATACACCTGTTCAGGGATCGACTTAAAGAGAAACCCGACTGGGTCTTGCGGGGTCGGGACGCGAAGGTTTCCGCCGGGGTCCACGCCAGTCACTTCCTTTACCAGCTCGCGGGTGCCCGGCAGGATGAAGCTGTTCAGCTTCTCATAGTCAGCGGTCTGTTGGTACTCCTCGTCATCCGACACCAGCATCGCGTATACCAGCGACAGCGCCGCAACTTTAGCACCGGTGGCGTAGAACCGACGCATAGCTTCAGTCCGTGACTTGCCGCTAATACCCTGCCGGGTCATCGCCCGATAGGTAACATCCAGACCCTGAATGTATGCGTTGAGAAACGGCACCACCTGCCGCAGCGTGTTGACAGTCGCGGACTTCCCTTGCCGTTGAAAGTTGATGATCTCACTGGCTTTGTACAGCGCATCCAGTTTGTCGCCGGATTCAGCGTAGGTCTCCTCAAACAGCGCCATACGTTGAGCGGCATCTGAGGCACGGGCCATGTTGTCGAGAAACTCGGCGGTGGTCTTCCACGCTTTCTTAAGTCCGGTCTGGCTGGTATCCAACGCCGCCTGCAACCGCGACATCTCATCTCCAACCATGAAGTCGGGGCGGGCAGCAATCCCAGCCTGATATAGCGCGGTGTAAGCCAGATTCTTATCCCGCAACGGCCCCAGCGCTTTGGCAAAATTGGTGAACGTCTTGGCACCCACCATGAACGGGCGGTCCGCACCAGACAACATCGTCACGCGGAACGCATCCTGCGCCAGCTGGCTCACCACGAACCCCGGCATCAGCGTGGTGCCTTTACGCATCCAGTTCGCCACACGGGTCATGGCCTTGAGCGCCGGGAGGGATACGGTGCTGGTGCTATCGAAGGCGTCTTTATCCAGCGGGTCGCCAAGCTCCCAGTACTTCTCTTTGCCATCCCGGTACGTTTTAACCGTGCGGGTACTATCACCCTGCT